CTAGCAGCTGTAATTTTTCTACCTCTCATTGGTTCATATTCTCTTTTGAGAGTTGCTATCATTTGAGGTGACATTGTTGCTTCAATCAAATCAGATAATACATTTATTTTAGCTTGTTTGATACCTAATTTTGTAATTGGGTCCATCTTGCTAATCATATCTTTAATACCTTGAGTTAAATCAGCTTTAGTTTTACCTGACCAAACTTTTTTGATATTGGCTATTTGACTATCTGTCATTTTACCTTTTAAATCAATGTAATTAGATTCTTTTAGTTTATCGTAATTCTTTTTCCAATAATCTTTTGCCACTCTTTCATCTGACGATCTGAAAGCTTCTTTTTCATCTTTATCTAATACAACATAGTTCATCTTACCTGTATCTTTATTTCTTTGCATAGATACATAAGGTTTAATACCTTCTTGTATTTCTTCATTCATATTATCGTAAGCTAATTTTTTAGCTTGCATTTCATTAGAAACTTCATCTGATTGGTCGTAGTCGTCACCATCTTTGTCGTAGTAAACAATATATTTGCTACCTTCTCTATGATAATAACCTATCTCTTTTCCTCTAAACATTAGATTAAAGTTTCCTTTACCATCAGGTCTTACTTGTACTTGACTAGCACTTTCTTCTATTTCTTCTTTTTTAACAGGTGGATTATATCTACCCATTTTATCAATAGTGAAACCTTTTTTCTTTAATGACGCTGCTTTGTTTTGAATATCTGCTAAACTATCACCGTCTTCAAATCCAGCGTGTTGACCATTCTTACTATATGAAATCATAAATGGCTTAATCTTTTCTGATATTTCTTCTGCAGTAAAGGTATCCAATGTTTCTTCGTTAGCAGTTAATAATGCTTTTTTAACGTCTGGATGATTGGATAAATTCTTTTGTAATTTTTCTATTTCTCTTACAGCATTAGAGTAGCTACCAGCCATTTTAGCAGCAATCTCTTTAGCTCTTTTTATAAGATTTGCTGACATTGACTCAACAACATCTTTGTAAACTTTGTGTGATGTTTCTATAAAACTCATTATTTGTACTCCCTAATTTCTAATTTTAAATCGCTGTTACCTTTCATTAATCTATGATACTTTCCTTTTTCTATATTATATACTCTTCCAATTTCTAATTCAGATGGTAACTCGTTATCCATTTGTAACTTCCATCCAATTCCTTCCATAACCATAAATTCTCTATCTTTTTTATCTCTATGCCAAACTAATTCATCTAATTTAACATTCTTTTTAAATGTTCTTGTAAATTTATTTTTATCAAAAACATCTCGTATATCAACAAACGGAAAACTCATTACCAAAAAAAGTTTCCGCCACCTGACATACCTAAACTTTTAGCATAACGAGGTAAATTACAAGCCCAATACGCTGCTTTTGTTTTGTCTTTTTGCTGATCACATCTGTGTCTAGCAGCAAAACTTTTTCTCGCCTCTGGATTTTTCAGTTTAACTGATAGTCCAGTTGTATCTCCCCAAGTGACTTTCTTAATCTTGTCGCCATCTTTGACAAATACATAAAACTTTTTAGGTCCACCTCTTTTTGGTTTATTTAAAGGTGGGTTTTTTTCTTCTTCTTCAATTGGTATATCTAAAGGTACTTTTTCTTCTTCGTATATACCAAACTCACCAATGTCACTTTCTAGTAATTGTCTATCCCAAGAGCTATGTACTTCTAAAACACCCTCATTAAATAAATCTCTTGCCTCTCTAAACAACTTATAAAATTCTTCGCTGTGTAGTCTATAAATGTTCTCAGCAAGTGGTATTTTGTTCTCTATATGATAGTGAACACTCTTACTAATTTTCTCTTTATAATCTCTAAAACTTAACATAATCTTTAAACGACAACATTTTTATCTTGTCTTCGTCAACCTTAGACTTCCAATCATCGCCGTACCTTTCCTTATATTTATCTATTGTTTCACTTGAAGTTGACCAACTATCTATATCTTCTTTGGTTATTTTTTCATCAGCAGGCCCAGGATGGGGTTTCTTATGATCTTTAGGATACCCTCTCAATTTGGCATCTACTGGTGGTGCATCTGGTTTCTCACCAGGTGTAATATCTTTTGTGTGATTGGCATAATCTGCACCAATCTCGTAAGCTTCTTTGTTTGTCATATTGACTAATTCTTTCTTTAATTCACCAAACATCTTTTTGTATTTTTGTGTGTGTTTAGATGGTTTAGTTTTGGCACCTTTATCACCTGGGGCAGATTTGTAATCGTCTTCGTCATCACTCTTTTTATATTTTTGTTTTTTAAAGAAGTCTGCACGTTTTTCTTTTTCCCCTTTTGATAGGTCCTTGTAATATTTTTTAGGTTGTGTACCTGATTTTTTACCCACTGTTTTGTCTTGTGGTGATTTATCCATTTCAGATATTTCTGATACAGCTTTAAATCCATAGTCTATGTCTAAATCGTGTTCTCTCACTGCTGCCTCTTTGTCTGCTGATATAGGAAGACAATCCCATATCCAAGATTTATGTAAGTTACTTTGATCGTCTTCTATGACTATGTAATTTGTTCCTCGTCTAACTACTTTACCTGTAACTTCTGTTTTTTTATTAAACGCTTTTTCATTTACGTTAAAAATTTGTTCTCTAATATATAAATCTCTTACTTGTTGTTGTTCAAATTCTTTTAATGTCATAACTTTTTCTCCTTGTTCTTCATAAATCTTTTCTGATTTAATCATACTAGGTAATCCCATACCTACTCTAACATTTGACATTAATCTTTCTACATCTGCTATGCCTCTATAATTACCTGGCAAACCTTTTTTGAAAGATTCTTTATCGCCTTTTGCTGCGGCATCTCTCATTTTACTTGCTGACATACCCACTGCTCCATCTGCGTCAGGGTCTCTATCACCTGCAGATACAACATCTATATCACCAAATAGATAATAACCATGCCTACTTTTTATACCATTATATTTTTTAAGTATTGTTGAAAATTCTCGTACTCTATCACTTCCAACAACCATTGTTATATTTTCATAACCTTGTTTAAATAATTTTGATGCTAAATCCATAACCATATTAGTAGGTATGATTTCAATTTTTCTACTGTATTGTGGAAACATTTGTTTCATAACTGTTAACTTATAACGTGGTTCTAATGGATTCTTTTTCTTATCCTGTGACCTACTTAAATAAATTCTATGATCGTTTGCTCTTTGAGCCAATACTTTTTGAATTAATTTTTGATGGCCAATTGTTGGTGGATTAAATCTACCAAATGTAAATGCCATTCTTTTACCTTCTCTAAATTCTTGTAGTTCTACTTCTTCTGGTAAACCAGCATCTCTAACAGCGAGACCAAATTCTCTATAACCTAATCCCATATGTTGAGCTGCTTTGTTCTTAGCATCTGTTACACCTTGTTGTAGATATTTTAAATATAATTGTAAACCTTTTTTAATTCTAGGCGCTTTAATAGTCTTTCTAATTAATGTATCAAACTTACTAGCTATTGATTCATTTTTTAAATCATCTATTTCAGCATCGGTTACTTTACCATCGTCTAATATATCTTTACATTTTTTATAAAATTTTAAGTAATGGTATTTTTCTAACATTTTGTAAATAACATTTTTAGGTAGTTTATGTTTTTGACCAAACATTCTAATTTCTTCTGGACCCATATCGTTATTAAATGCATCTTGTCTATCTTTAATAACTTTGTCACCTATGTCAATTAATGTTTTAATACTATCTTCTATTTCCTCTAATTTAGAATTAATATTATTTTGTAAATCTAATATATCATCTGGTTGTAATTCTCTTAATTCTTCATAATCTATTATATCTCTTTTTAGTTCACCTTTTACAACATCTATTTCAGATACTTTTTTTTGAAACTCTGCCGTATATTTTTCTGAATCAAATGATTGTTCTTTAGGTCTTCTTATAAATTTATTTGCTTCTACATCAAAGATAGCATCTGCCATAGCATCATTCTTATCTTTTAAATTTGGATCAGTTATAACATAATAGTTTATAGGGTGTTTTGTTCCTGGTATAAGTTTTCCGTTTATACTTCTTAAATTTTTAGCTAATGCTATTCTAGCTGACTCTCTATCTTTTTCTGGTACATCAAACAATACGTTAATGTCCAAATCTGCATCGTTTCTATATCTTTTTGTAAGTATAGAACCAATTAATGAATATTTGCTTACAGGATGGTACTTCTCAAATTCTTTAATTTGATCTTTTATCATTTTAAGAACAACAGGTTTTAATTTTGGATTTGATGTTTCTGCATCATCAAATACACCTGTTGCATATATTCTTCTAGGTATGTCTATAATACTTTCTTTTATCATCTTCTTTTAGCTGCTCTTTCTTTAGCCATCCATCTTTTGGCTATGTAACTTCTTATTGGAGTATTTAACAATCTTCTAACAATAGAACCAACTCTACTTAATGTTTGTGATACTAATTCTTGTTCACTTCTATTATTATCAACAACAAAAAAATTACTTAAACCAAAGACGTTTTGTAATTTTCCTATATTAGCTTGTACAGTTTCCCAACTTTTTTTTGTAATATATTCTGGTACAGTTCTTTCTCTTTTAGCATTTCTTTCTAATGCTACATCTAAACTTGTATTAACAAATACCATATAACAATCATAACCTAAAGCTTTGAAATTATTATATTGACTTTGTATAAGTTGTAAATTTCTAGCTGTACCATCAACAACTATTCCTAATCTACCTTTTAAGTATAAGTCTAATTGTTTTTCAGTTTTTGCTTTAGCTTGTGTTCTTATAATATTTCTAAAATATTCTTCTTCATCTGGCATTGATAAAGACAAGTTAGCTTTTCTTAAACCACTTTCTAAAAATCTATCAGAGTTTACTAACTTTAATCCAGTGCCAGCAAATGCACCTGCAGTAACAAAAGTTTTACCTGAGCCTGGACCACCAGCTAAAAAGAATACTTTGAATATACCTGGATCGTAAAGGCCTTCATTTATTAATATGTTACTAAATTTTTTCATTATCCTTTTACCCAATCTTTAGCTATTGTAAAGTTTGCTCTACTAAATTCTAATCTATCTACAAGTTTTACTGCACCAGCAACTCTATCTACAGCCACATAACCCTCTGGTGCTGTTACTCTGTAACCATCAGCTGTTCTTATAAAATGTCCAACACTTTGTATTTGATTTAGTTTTCTAATTAAAAAATTTTTAGCTTTTTGTAAAGTAATATAACTTGCTACAGCAAAGTAAATAGATTGTCTATGTTTGTTTATAAAGTCTTGTCCATTTTTTAAAAATGTTCTGTACTTATCTTTAGTTTGTTCTCTACTAACTTTATCTATTTCTGCTTTTAACATATTTTCATAATAGGTTTCAAATTGATTAATCATATCTTTTACTCTACCCATATCGCCTTGAGTATTTTTTATATAATAATTAAAGAAAGTTTTTAATCTATAACCTACGGATAAAGCATCGTTAGTATTAAATTTATCTAACACTGGTTTTGCTTTTGATAGTGAACCTTCTGCCATTCTTATCATACTATCTACTTGAGCTGATTCTGCTCTATTGAAAGTAACACTACCAGATGAATCTTTGTATGTTGCATCTGTAATAAAGATAGAGCTAGTTCTAGGTAAACCTGTAAATCTACCAAAAGTAGCATTTAAACTTTTCATATCTTTACCAGAATACATTGTGTGGAAAACAATACCTAATCTTGCTCTAGCAATCTTTTTACCTAGACCACTATTTGTTGGTACTGCATATGTAATAGTATTTGGTGTGAAAGTAAACATATCCTCACCATCTATACTTGTTCTTTTTAAATCTTTTGATGTAAATAATAAATCACCTTGTAGTATGGTGTTCATTCTTAATTTTGATAATTCTCTTAAACATATAGAAAGCTTGTTAGCCAAATCACCAGAGTGATTTTTTCTAATGTCACCAGTTGAATAATTGATTTTTGGATTTTTATTAAATATTGATTTTGTACCTACAAAGAATTTGCCGTTCTCTGGATTTTTACCACAGATAATAGCAGGCGCACCATCCCATTTAACTGTAACATTAAGCTTGCCGCCTACATTACTAGATAACATTTTCTTTAATGATTTTAAAAAGTTAACAGCGTTTCTGCCACCTCTAGTACCATTATTAATAATGTCATCTTCTAAATGTTCTAGGTGTGTATTCGTACCTTTTGTTATAAATCCTTTAAAACTAAACATCCCTCTCCAATTGTTCCATTATACCAAAATAATTGCCCATAGTCAAGTAAAAAATCAAATATCTTAACTATTTATAAATGTTTTTATTAGACTTTGTATAAAAAGGAAGGTATTCCGCCGTTGTTAGCAAAGACTTGATTTTTATTTTGATATTTAACTAGTTTATCAGCGTCTTCTTCAAAAAAATATTTTGCCACAATTTTATCACTAGGTTGTTCTCTAACGCACCACAATATCTTTCTACCCTTTTTTAACATCTCTTTTGAGTAGTTTAATTGTACACCTTTGCTAGGTCTTCTATCACCTTTATGAAATACTACTTTTTGTTTTTTCTTTTTTGGCATTATAATTTAAAATCCGAAAACTTTTCATATGACGTATCAGGATCACTTTTTTTAGTATCACTACTCTGTACAATATTTTGTGCTGAGTTTTCTACATCATAGAGTTTCATTTTAGCTCTATCTACACCAATAATAAATGATCTATTGATACCTGGGTCATTGTATCTATTCTTTAACTGTTTAACTTTCATTTGATTTAATGATTCTAATTCTTCATTTGATATTAAAGCAAACATAAAGTCAGCAGTTGCTGGTAAACCAAAAGATTCTGATGTATCTTCTAAACCAATATCTGTACTTACAAAACCAGTTCTTGTTGTTTGTGTTGCACTAAAGATAGGCAAATTAAACTCTACTGCAAGACCTCTGAGTTCTTCAGCAATAGATTTAATCAATGTGTATGAATTAATATTACCACCTTTGAAACGACTACTTGTACAGATGTTTAAATAATCTATGAATATAACATCAGGTCTATAAGATTTTTTTAAAGCCAATTCATTTAACAAAGCTCTAAAATGACCTGCGTGTGCAGATGCTGTTGGATATTCTTTTATAATTAATTTACCTGAAGTCTTATTCCTAATTTTACCAATCTTATCTTCATATAATTGTTTAGGCATTGTGTGTAGATCATCAATAGTTACATCTAATAAATTAGCATCTATTCTTTCAGCAATTCTTTCTTCTGCCATTTCTAAAGTAATGTACAAAACATTTTGACCTTGAGCCAAAAAACTACTAGCACAATGGCACATAAACAAAGATTTACCTACACCAGTACCAGCAAGAGCGATATTCAAAGTTTTACTTGGTACACCACCGTTAGTAATCTTGTTCATATACGACAAATCAAATTGATACTTTTTCTCTTTTGTATGGTACCAATCATATCGTTTTTCTGCATCTTCTAAATAATCGTGCCCAATATGATTGTCAAAAGAAACAGCCAATGCATCAGCAAGAATACTTGGTATTGCTTCTGGTGTTCTCTTTTTATCTTTCTTATCTAAAATTTTGATACCATCTAACACAGCATTATGTACTGCTCTATCTTTACAAAATTTTTCTGTAGTATCTAACAACCACTGTCCATCAACATCTTCTGTTGAAAGTGTTGTCATCAATTCTTTTACTGCTTTAAACTCATCTTCGTTTATATCTTTTCTTTGATTGAGTTCTATTAATAGAGCTTCTTTTGTTGGAAGATTTTTATATTCGTTTACAAATAACTCTATCTGTTTATATAAAACCTTTTCATTTCTATCAGAAAAATATATTTCTCTTAAAAAAGGTAAAACCTTTCTTGTATAATCTTCATTAAAAATTAGATTTCTTAATATAGTTATTTCTATTCTTTCACTAGTCAACGATTGCCTTGCCTTCCTTTATTTGTTTTTCTAAAACTTCTAAAAGTATGTCTCCAATATAATCTATAAATTCGTTTTTGTCAATATCTATTTGGTTAGGGTTTTGTAAAATATCATAATCAAATTTCATAGGTAAAGTACCATCTGGATTTTCATCTTTAGCAAATGCAACCTTACCATATTTAAATATAACATCTTTATATTTTTCATCTATTAATTTTATACCTGTCCAATCTGCACCTTCTTTTTGTACAAAAATATATTTTTTATTTTCCTGGTGTGTCATTATTTTTTAACCTAACATCATTTACTATTACAATTCTTTCGCCCTCACTTTGTATAGGTAAAGTATAGTGAGGATACTTTCCTGGAAAAGTTACCATTAAACCTTTTATAGGTTCTACTACTCTCGTTGTTAATCCATCGTGGTTGCTACTTACATCTGTTATTTCTATCTGTCCTTCATATGGATATTTTGTTTTAGGCATATCAACATAAAAAATAGAAGTAAATAAACTGCTACCGTGTGTATGTACTCTTTGAAAAGAATTTTTGTCATACATAACAGCCCAATTAGCATACGTTAATTCATTACGAGTATTTGGATAATATCTGTTAATATAATCATCTACCGTGTCTATAATTATATTATTTTTAAAAGATTTTATAGCTTCAAAATGTTTGTCTTGTAAATATGGTGCGTGTTCTTTAGTAATATCTGTAAAATTGGCAATTGGAAAACAAGGTTGGAAACCACCTAATGTTTTATTACCATACTGAAAATTAGGATCATCAAAAGTTTTGTTTTCTTTTGATTTTAGATTTTTTCTTGCTATATGTAAAGCATCTATTAAATCATCATTAAGTGGAAAGTCGTAAAGTCTTTCTGTTAAATGTGTAAAAAATAATAAATGTTCTCTATGTTCCGTAAGAAAATTTTTGTTTAGCATGGTCATCTATCTGTTTTAATACTTCCTTTGTAAAATATTTTTTAGGTTCTGTATTGATAGACTTACCAAAGACTTTCGTACCATCTGGTGTTTCGTATCTAGTAGATACTTTCTTAAAGATACCAGCTTCTTCTGCTAGTTCTAAAAGACCATAGTGTCTATCTAAACCTTTTTCATAAGTGAGTCTTACATCAATCATAGCGTTTTCTTTTGTCAACCTTGACTTAAAATTTTTACAATGAATTATATTACCAACTACCTCAGTACCGTCTTTTTCTTTACGTTTGCTTAGATAGATGATAGATGAGGCAGCGTATTTCAAACCTGAGCCGCCACCCATTTCTTTTTGTGGAAACATTGAACCAATGACATCATAAGTATGGTTAGTCATTATCATAGGTATATTTGCTTTACCTAATTTCAATGTTAAAACTCTAAATGTAGATTTGACTATTTGTGATCTAGTCATATCTCTTGTTTCTTTACCAGCAGCTGTATCTTCCATCTCTTTTGTAGTAGATAACATACCTAAACTATCTAATACAAACATTAAAGGTTTTCTATTTGCTTCTGGTTGTTCTAAATATTTGTCTATAATTTTTATTGATTGTGCTCTAAACTCTTGTACTGTAGCAACTGGTACTATGACCATTCTTTTACTATCTACACCACGACCTTCAATCATATCTTTTGAAATAGCACTTTCTGATTCAAAGTAAATTACACCAGCGTCTTTATCGGTATCTAAAAAATGTTTACAAATACCTAAAGCAAAAAATGTTTTACCTGTTGCTGCTTCACCAGCGATTGCTGTAATTTTATTTCCAGGCATACCACCATATATACTACCTGATAAAAGAGCATTAAAAGAATAAGAACCTGTGTCTATAAAACTTGTTACATCTGCGCCATCAATACCTTCACTTGCTAGTGAGGCATATTCATTATCTACGTTTTTAATTATATCTTTTAAAAAATCACTCATTCCATAACTCCTATAAATTTATGTTTCTATTATATATCATTCTATTTAAAATGTCAATGCTTTTCATCATCATAATGAGGTATTGCTGGTTGAGGTAAATATGCCCCACCTTCCCATTCAAATCTTAACTTTGGATTTGCTGGTACATAACCTTTTCTAGGTTCTTCATAATCTTTAGGATCAACTTTTGTCCATAAAACATTTTTCATCTCATCTATATGTACCATACCAAAATCATTATACACTCTACCCTCAAATCTATCAGCCATAAAGTGTACCATCTCTTTATTGTATTCTACTTTTCTTTGATAGTCCCAATACTGTCTTAAATCTTCATAAGATTTTTTTGTAATTGCCATAAAGATATTTATTTCTTTAAAGCAATCGCCCCTATAAAATTAAAGTTCTGCCAGAAATTGTGTACTTCAAAACCAGCATTAGTAAACATATCATACAACTCTGTCTTTGTATTTCCTCC